TTGTTGTAATCCACAGGTGTATTTTATCTGCATTTTTTTTAGAAAGTTTATCTATTAAAATTAAAATTTTAGGATTAAGTAAAGGTTCACCGCCTTGTAGCGTTACTACTGTTACATTATTTTTTACTATTTGATCAACTAAGTAATCGACTTTATCATTGTCAATGTCGTAGTCCTTTTGATTTCTATCATCAAGTCCTAAGTCGTTGTTTTCAATTAATAATTTACTACTGCTACCTCCATCACACATAAAACATTTTAAATTGCAAAGATTAGTAATATCGAGATTGTAATCTTCTGGATGTTTAAGATTGGTTTTTTCAAAAAAATCTAAATAGAACTGTGGTTTTTTATTTCCTAATATTTTATAATGTGTGTTAGTGTGTTCTCTTAGACTTTTCACACCTTCTCGCTCGTCTCGCCAACATTTCCTACACTCAACCGGCTGTTTTGAATCTAAAAATTGTTGTTGCAGATTTTTTAGATAATCACTATTCCAATAGTCGTCAATTGAATGTGTTTTAAGATTATAATTTTTTTCACCTTTGAATGTAGATTCGTTTATTTGAAATGCACAACACGGAGACAAAGTACCATCTGTAGATAAATTTAGACTATTAAAAGGCCTAAGACAAAAATTTTGGTTTTTCATTTTTAAGTAGTTGGTGTATTTCTTTCCAGTTATTTACGCGAACTACTTTTTCATGATTAAAATCTCTATTATATTCGTGGTCTATGATTATACAACGCAGACCAAACTTTAGTCCAGTTTCTACATTGTATGGTTTGTCTTCTACCCACCATAGACCTGTATCCTTAAATTGTTCTAATACAGAATCTTTGTCAGCGCCTGTATCAAGTATATGATAGTTACTGAATACAGTCTCTCCAAAAATGGTGTTTAAACGTATTTTCCGCAACGCTTGTGCTGGTAAATCAGAAGTTTGACTAGTTATAGGAATAAACGTCCAGCCTTCTGCATGTAGCAGTTTTACCCATTGTACACAGTCTGGCATTGGTTCTTGATTGCCCATCCATGCACTTTTATTGAATTCTCGTATTTCCTTACGTATTTGAAACTTAGTAAGACCAAATCTTTCTGCCATTTCGTATGTGTTCTCTTTGTTTGGCAACAGTTTGTAAGGATATATTTTCTCACCTTTATCGGTATAGTAGTGTCTTTGCAACATCCATTTGGTGAAATGGTTCTCCCATTCGAACAATACACCGTCTACATCTGTTAGGATAATTCTATTTGATGTCGGCATCTTCCATTCCTGCTACTCTCAGTTTTACGATGTTTGTGATCTGCCATTGTTTCTGATCCAGTCCTTTGGTGATGCCTAGCCATTGGTTTCTTAAAAGAGCAAATTCATTTATAATTTTTTCCATGTCTACTACGTCCTGCTCACCGTCTGTGTATTTTTCAGCATCTCTGCTAGACAATGCTCTGTTGTAATTTTCTAAATATTTTTTAAAAGATTTTGATCTTGTTCTACGTAGTTCAATGTTCAAGTAATTTAAAATTGCTTCTATCTGTTGCAGTTGATTGAAACGTTCTTCAACAATTCCAGGCAAAGCCGCTGATGCTTTTTCCAAATTACCATATATTCGTATTTCTTTTTTGGCCTTTTGGAGTTCTTGGTCATAATGGTTGATACAATCAGGAATACGTGCTAGATTTCTACTTACTTCACTGTACCAATTAATTGTCGTCATAGCGATCGTCAAACTCTTCTTCCTCTTCGTCATACTCTTCAAACAAAGTGTCAACTGCTTCTTCTAACTTTGGATCAAAGTCTACTATTGCTTTTATTTCTTCGTGATCAACTCCTATGTCATCTAAGCATTTCACAAAGTCAATAGCGGCATCTAACTTCTGTTTTTCAGGAACGTAATGAACAATTGAGTTCCACAATCTTTCTATGTCTTCTTGCGATAGGTCTACCATTTATTAAGCCTCGGATTTATCTGCTGTTGCTGGCTCTGACACTTTGTCAAAGTCTGCCATCAGCATATCTAATTTATCTCCTATCCAGGCTTTTCTGAACTCTAGATGTTCTTTTCCTGCAGAATCAATATATTTTAACCTATTACCCTGCTGTGTTAGTATGCCCTTTTTCTCAAATAGGTCAACTAAACCACTGTATGGATCCATACCTGTGTCGTAAGGAATCTTCACTTGTACACTTTCAAAAGGCTTGGCATATCTTGTTTTCATAACTTTGCAGGCCGCTCTAATGCCTCTGACATCTGATATTTTGTTGCCTTTTTCATCCTCTTTAAGTTTTAGTTTTTTCATTGCTATCACTATAGAACTTGCGTAAATGAAACCTTGTCCACCTGAGATCTTGTCATCAGGATCAAACATGTCCTGTGATGCATAGGTGTGGTTGGTTGCTATTAGTCCAACATTCCAACTTCCAAACATGTTCACGCAATTTCTTACAAGTGCTGTCAGGGCCTTAGGCTTCCTACCCAAGTCACCTTTCATTTCACCTTTCTCAAATTGGTCAACGTCTGTTGGCGTCAGTAACATACCCAAACTGTCTATCACAAACAATACTTTAGGTGCGCCTTCTTTGTTGTCTGCATGTTGCTCTTTGTATCCTTTCATAAATTCAGACACAGTTTTGGCCACATCGTCAATCATGGACAAACTTAGTTTTAACAGTTTTTCTTCAGATGTGTCCACGTTCAAGGCCTGTAACCATTGTTCATCAAGTGCGTTTTCTGAATCAATTAGGATCACAAATATACCTTGCTCCTGTGCATTTTTAATAATGTTTCCAGATGCAATGTAACTTTTACCTGCACCTGATTCACCTGCAAGTACTGATACTTTGCCTAGTGGAATACCTTTGTTGAAATCCCCAGATATGAGATAGTTCAATGCAAAGTTGCCTGTTGATATCCAATCTGTAGGATCATTGAATCCTATACCAAGTCCTTGGATAGATTTTGTAATACTTTTTCTAAATTTTGTAACGTCAAATACTTTTGTCATAGTGTCCTCTTATTATAATACACAAGGCCCTAACTGTCAATTGTTAAGGCCTTGGTAAATGTCAGATTATTTTGCTTGTCTTGATCTTATCAGTTTCAAGATGTCTTCTGCTCTTTTGGCACTATCTGTTGTAGTGGCCGCTGGAGCAGGCTGTTCTGCTGTTGTTTCTGGTTGTGGTGCTGGAGCAGTCTCTTTCACTTCAGCATTTACCGGATCAGCAGTTCTCTCAACTGGTGCAGGTCTATCTGCTGTTGGAACACTCACTTGACTTGCACTTACTCCTGCAGGTCTAAAGTATTGTCCATACTTCTCAAGATCATAAGCCTCACCATCTACAGATTTTTCAAATAATTCTTTGATTATTTTTACTTCTGCTTCTGTTGGCTCTTTAGGTCTGAAGTCGTTTAGGTTGTGTAATCCAAACTTTTCAATAGCCGCTCTTTCATTCTCTTCGAGTGCTCTTTCTCTTCTTGACCATTTTGAAGTTGAGTAGTCAGCATAACCGCCTTTGGTTGTTTTGGTTATTCTAAAATCAACACCTCTCACGTAATCAGTTGGCAATTCTTCCATTTCTGGATCTAGCAATGCCGCTCTAATTATGTTGAATATTTGAGGTCCAATAATAAATCTTCTGATTGGATTCTCAGGTGTTGTGTCCTCGCTTAATGGATTTGTTTGTACAAAGCCTTGGAAAATATAACTTTTCTTTTTCCAATATTTTCTTCCCATGTCTTCCATGCTTTTGTCTTTGAACCATGGTCTTACTTCTGTAAGAATTGGGCAAGTTTTGCCATACATTTCCATACAAGGAACTTGTACTGTGACTGGTCTTGAATCTGTTTGACCTTTGATACCTGCAAACGGTAACTTGATCATGTTTCTTTCAGTCCAGAAAAATGTGTTATTCGTATCCTTGTCTGGCAAAAATCTAACGACTGCTTCTGAGCCTTCAGATATATTCCAGTGTGGGTAAATGGCGTTGTCTCCGCCTGTTGATGAACCTGAGCGACTAGATTCTTGTGATTTTAACTTCGCTCTTATTTCAGCCAATGTAGCCATAATGTTAAGCCTCCTTTTGTGCCTATGTTGTTGCCTAAATGTATATTAGACATATAGTACGTAATATACAACTATATTTATCTAA